ATTAAGTCCTCGTGATGGCATAGTTTTAGATTGCTTTGGTGGTTCAGGTTCAACTTTGATTGCTTGTGAAACAATGAAAAGAAGATGTAGAATGATTGAGATTGAGCCAATTTATGGCGAGGTGATTTTGCGTAGATGGGAAAAGTTTACAGGCAAAAAGGCAATTCAAATTGAAAAATAGTTCACACTCAAATATTGAAAGCTTAAGTAGTGCGATAAATTCTGTTCTTTCTACCTTCAGACCTCCGAGTTCTCTAACTGTTAGCGAGTGGGCTGAAAAGCATCGTATTATGTCTCCTGAAACTTGCGCTGAGCCCGGCAAGTATTCATATCACAGAGCACCTTATCAAAAAGGCATCATGGATGCTTTTTCGGACCCACAAGTTGAGACAGTTGTTGTTATGACTTCTGCACAGATTGGCAAGACGACAATCATTGAAAACATTATTGGTTATTTTATCAGTCAAGACCCATCATCTATTTTAGTTATTCAACCAAAGATTGACATGGCGGAAGAATTTTCAAAAGATAGATTGACACCTTTATTGCGTGACACTCATTGTCTCCGTGGCAAAGTAAAAGATGCAAGGATTAGAGATTCTGGAAATAAAATTTTACACAAAATTTTTCAAGGAGGGAATATCGCAATCATAGGCGCTAATTCTCCTGCTTCTTTATCAGCAAGACCAGTCAGGATTCTTTTGTGCGATGAGGTAGACAAATATCCAGCATCAGCAGGCGTTGAAGGCGACCCTATTGACCTTGCGTTGAAACGAACAACCACCTTCTGGAATAGAAAGATTGGGATGTTTTCAACGCCAACTATGAAGGGGCTTTCACGAATCGAGCTTGCTTATGAAAGTTCGGACAAAAGAAAATACTATGTCCCATGTCCGCATTGCAAACATTATCAGATTTTGATGTGGGGACAGGTGAAATGGGAAAAGGAAAATTCTAAAAATATTTGGTATGAATGCAGCAATTGCAGAGAAAAAATATATGACAAAGATAAACCTAAAATGCTGCAGCATGGCGAGTGGAGAGCAGAAGAAAGGTTTGAGGGTATAGCTGGATTTTGGTTGAATGAATTATATAGTCCGTGGGTTTCGTTTCGGAGCATACAATTAAGATTTTTTCAAGCTAAGAAGACAACTGAAACGCTGAAAGTATTTATTAACACATCTCTTGGCGAGACTTACGAAGAGGGCGGAGAAGTAGTCGATTATGACACACTGTTCAGAAGACGAGAAAAATATGGAACTAAAATTCCAGCGGGTGCGGCAGTATTAACCGCAGGCGTAGATGTGCAAGACGATAGACTTGAGATTGAGGTTGTAGCGTGGGGAAAAGGTGAGGAGTCATGGTCTATCGATTGGCGGGCATTTCATGGCAATCCTGAACAGCCTGCCGTATGGAATCAATTAGATGAATATCTGAACCAAATCTGGGAACATGAATCAGGTGCAAAACTTCGTATAGCTGCAACATGCATAGACTCAGGAGCACACACAAGGGCGGTATATAACTTTGTAAAGCCTCGTGAGACACGAAGAGTCTTTGCAGTCAAGGGTTCAAATCAAGCAGGCATGCCAATCGTTGGACGACCAACCATGTCAAACATTGCAAAAGTAAAATTATTTCCTGTTGGGACTGATACCGCAAAAGATACACTATTTGCAAGACTGAAGATTGAAGATTTTGGACCGGGTTATATGCACTTCCCGCACTCATACGAAGAAGAATATTTCAAGCAATTGACAGCAGAGAAAGTAGTTACGAAATTTCATAAGGGATTTCCACGGCGTGAATATGTTAAGATTAGGGCAAGAAATGATGTAATAGATGAGAGGGTTTACGCAATGGCAGCATTGGCAATACTAAATCCGAACATAGATAAAATACTTGACAAACTTAAAAGTCAAAGTGAAAAAGAAAACGCAGAAAATAAAGAAAATATAGAAGAGGCAGACATTGAAATTACTAAAGAGAAGGCATTAAAACCTGTGATAAAAAAAACTTTTGGTTTTTATAATCGGAAAAATTGGGTGAGAGGAAAAAATTGGGTGAGAGGATTTTGAACTTATACACAGTCAGAGAAGTCGCAAAAATATTTAGGCGGACACCTGAGACAATTCTCCGATGGATTGAAGAAGAAAAAATACAGGCTGTAAAATTGGGCAGTAAATATCTCATTAAAGAAACAGAAATTTCCAGAGTAATCACTTCTGCAGAAGAAAACTTCACCAATCACCCCTGATTTTTTTTCTAAAGACCTTCATTTTTGCCTACATTTCCTTACATTTGACCATAGACAATTCTTTTTTTTTATTGTAATTTTTTAGCGTGAAGTTATTTAAACTCCGTGCTGGCGATACATGGAAATGGCGCAGAGATGATTTGGTCTCTTATCCTGCCTCAGAGTGGACGCTAAAGTATTATTTTTTAAAAGCAGGAAAGCAAATTGTAATTACCGCTGTCGCTGATGGAAATAGTTACAAAGTAGAAGTCTCAAAAACCGAAACAAAGGATTATCCTGCCGGTATATATGGTTGGATTGCAAAAGTATCAAAAGGCAATGAGGAATACACTGTTGATACTGGAACAGTAGAAATATTACCAGACCTTGCTTCTGCAGCCACTGGTTATGATACCCGCTCACAAACAAAGAAAATTCTTGATGCAATTGAAGCAACATTAGAAGGCAGAGCCACAAAAGACCAGCAGTCATACAGCATTGCAGGGAGAACACTTTCAAAAATACCGATTCCTGATTTAATCGTTTTACGAGACAAATATCGTATTGAATACGAAAAAGAATTAAAAGAAGAACGCATCAGAAATAATCTTGCAACGAGAGGAAAAGTGTTTGTGAGGTTTGGCAGATGAAACTTTTTGGTTTTGAAATAAGAAAGGTTAAAGACAAACGCACATACAACGCTGGTGCGATTAACAGACTTTTTGCTGATTGGGTTTTGTCTTATAAAACTGCTGATGAAGAGATAAAGTACAATCTAAAAGTGATGCGTGCACGGGCAAGGAATCTTGTAATCAATAATGATTACGCAAGAAAATTTAAGAAAATGGTTGGCATCAATGTTGTCGGACCGAAGGGCATTCAGCTGCAAAGCAAGGTGAAAGACACAAATGGACAGCTTGACAAAGATGCAAATGATAAGATTGAGGCTGCATGGAATGAATGGAATAAGAAAGGGAATTATGATGTAACAGGAACACTGTCGGGGCTTGATGGACAGAGACTTTTTATTGAGACTGTAGCAGTCGATGGGGAAGTGATAATCAGAAAGGTCAGAGGATTTGACAATCCGTTTGGGTTTGCTCTTCAATTCATTGAAGCAGACCATCTTGACATAGACCTAAACAAAGAACTCTCCAATGGCAATACAATCAGAATGGGCATTGAATTTAATAAGTGGAATAGACCAGTTGCTTACCACATCCTGACAAAACATCCGGGCAGTTCAAGTATTGGTGGGAAACATGAAAGGATACCGGCAGAAGACATCATACATGCATACATCAAAGAAAGAATCACACAATCCCGTGGAGTGCCATGGCTGCATTCAGCAATGACGAGGCTTCAACATATAGGTGCATATGAGGAGGCTGAAGTAGTTGCTTCAAGGGCAGCGGCGGCAAAGATGGGAATAATAAAAACTCCCACAGGCACGGAATATACCGGCGATGCCGAAGATGAAAAAGGAAACATCATCACAGAGCTTGAGCCAGGCGTGATAGAGCAATTGCCAAAGGGATGGGACTTTGAGTTGATTAATCCCACACATCCTGCTGGAAATTTTCAGCCATTTATGAAATCGGTTTTGCGTGGCATCGCAAGCGGACTTCTTGTGTCATACAATTCACTTGCAGGAGACCTTGAAAGTGTTAATTATTCAAGCATCCGTGCAGGTTTTCTTGAGGAGCGTGATTGCTGGAGAGTAATTCAAACATGGATGATTGATAATTATTGCAACGAGATATTTTCTGACTGGTTGAAGATGTCAATGCTTACTGGTGCTGTAGATTTGCCGATTGCGAAATTTGATAAATTTGCCGCACCACAATGGCAGCCGAGAACATGGGCATGGGTTGACCCACTGAAAGACGCCTATGCTGATGTTATTGCTTTAGAGAACGGTCTTACATCAAGGACAGAGCTTGCAGCAGAAGATGGAAAAGACTTTGAGGAGTTATTAATTCAGCTTCAGCATGAAAAAGAATTAATGTCGAAATATGGTCTCAGTTTTCAAAAATTATCAGGACAGAAAAATATTGAAGTTGAAAAAATTTTAATTGGAAATAATGGAGATAAGACAGAATTTTAGGAGGGAGTTATGTCATCAGAAAACGAAACCATAAAACTCGGTGTGTTATATCGTGATTTTGAGATTAGTCGTTCTACTGTTGACAATGACAAGAGAACAGTTGAGCTTTCTTTTTCTTCAGAAGAGCCTATTGAAAGGGTTTTTGGCATTGAGATTCTTGACCATTCGCACGGCTCTATAAGGACAAAAAGATTGACGAAAGCAGGAGCATTATTGCTCGATCATGATGTGACAAAACAAATAGGCGTAGTAGAGAAAGTTTCTATCGGCGATGACCGTAAGGGGCGGGCATTGGTGCGCTTTGGGAAAAGTGCGCTTGCCGAGGAAGTCTTTCAAGATGTTCTTGACGGAATCAGAAAGAATGTATCGGTTGGATACCGAATACATCAGATGGTAGTAGAAGACGACGGAAAGAACACAATCTACAGGGCTATCGATTGGGAGCCGATGGAGATTAGCATTGTATCAATTCCAGCAGACTTCACCGTTGGAATTGGACGCAATGCAGACTTCAACGAAGTCAAAATTATCAAAAACAAGGAGGCAAAAATTATGTGTGAGAAATGCAAAAATGAACCTTGCAGCTGTCATCAGCATATTGCTTTTGATGACGAAAGGGCAAGGGCAAAAAAGGAAGAGCTTGCAAGGGTTAGGGAAATCATGGCAATTGCTGAAAAATTCGATTGTCATGAAATTGGACGGAAGCATATTGCAGAAGGATCAAGCGTTGATGAATTCAAGAGCGCTGTGCTTGAAGCAAAATGCAAAGCTGTTCCTATACAGACAGCTGACTTAGGAATGTCAAATAAGGAGATAAGACAATATTCTATTGTCAGGGCTATCAGGTCTATATCAGAAACTGGACAGCTTGATGGTCTGGAGAAAGAGGCATCAGATGCTACAGCAAAAATAATACAGAGAACACCAAAAGGGTTTTTCATTCCGCAGGATATTATGTCCAGAACTCTGCAATCTGGAGTTGCAGGAAAAGGCGGATATCTGGTTAGCTCAGAAGTGTTGGCAACGGAGATGGTAGAGCTGTTACGAAATAAACCACTGGTTGCTCGACTCGGAGCAAGAACAATTTCAGGGCTTGTTGGAAATGTTGCAATTCCAAAGGTTGAAGGTGGCGCAACTGCGTATTGGCTTCCAGAGACAGGTGAAGTGCCAGCAACATCACAATCGTTTGCACAGCTTGGTCTATCGCCGCACAGACTTGTTGGAGACACTGCATACACTAAAGAACTTATCATGCAGTCTTCTATTGATGTGGAAGCTTTCGTGAGAAATGACCTGATGACTGTTCTCGCAATTGAAAAAGACAGAGCGGCGATTAACGGTTCGGGCGTTTCTGGTCAGCCTTTGGGAATTCTCAACACGACTGGTGTAAAGACCGTGACATTCGGCGGTGCGCCAACATGGGCAAAGATTGTTGAGTTTGAAACGCAGCTTGCTGAATCAAACGCTGACATCGGAAGCATGGCATATCTTGTATCGCCAGCAGTCAGAGGAAAATGGAAGACCACACCAAAGGTACCCGGACAAGCTATCTTTCTTTTGGAAGAAAATCTTGCGAATGGATATCCGGTAGAGGCAACAAATCAAGTGCCTAACAATAGGGTAATCTTTGCGAACTGGGCTGACTTCATCTTTGCGGAGTGGGCAGGCATTGATGTTGTTGTTGACCCGTATTCACTGAAGAAGCAGGGAATGATTGAGGTTACAGTTACACTCTGGGCTGACCAATGCTTGAGGCATCCAGTCAGCTTCTGCGTGTCAACTGATTCAGGCGCACAGTAAGAGGTGGTGAATTATGAAGAAGATTGAAATCTTGACAGGCACTCTCATTAACGGAGTGCCTGTTCAAAAAGGGGCAGTAGTTGAGGTAACTGATAGAGACTATAATACTTTAATCACTTACAACCTCGCAAAGCCTTATCAAGAGCTAATCTTGAAAGATGAGGCAGAAGATAAGGCAGAAGAGGAAATAAAAACTATTAAAAAGCGAGAAAGGAAAAATGAAAGAGGTATGCAGTGACATTCTGGGTTGATGACCTTGATGTGTTTTTTCAAGACTTTGTAGTAGATGCTATATACACCCCGCAAGGTGGCGTAGCATCTACTATCAAAGTGATATATGACAGAGAGTATATAGCAGTTGATACGGCTGGTAATGTGTTGATGGAATCAAGAAGTCCAATCGCACATTGTAAAAATTCTGATATACCAAATGTGAAACACGGAGATACATTAATGATTGATGGCATGACTTTTTATGTAACAGAAATTCAGCCTGATGGAACAGGCATAACACGATTGATATTATCAGAGACGCTATGAGCAAGAGACAGCAAATTATTGATGCTATAAAAACAAGATTGCAGACAATCAAAATAGCTAATGGTTATAGTACTAACATTGGAAACAATGTTTTCGAGTGGAAACATTCTCCAGTGTCAGCAGAAAAAGCATCAGGGCTTGTTTTTCGGGATGTCTCAAATACCATAGAAATTGGTGTACTCGGAAGGTTTCGATGGAAATTAGGAATCGAGATAGAAATAATAACAGCAGGCGGGACTGCATCAGCAGACATCAGGAAAATGATAGCAGATGTGTATAAGGCAATAAATGCTGATATTTTCTGGAATGGACTTGCATTGAACACAGAACAGCCAGAAGATGAGATGCAAATCATACAAGAAGAAAAAACAATAGCTGGTGTGCTGATAAGGTTTTCAATACTTTACGATGTGCCAGCATGGGAAATGTAGGAGGCAATATGGAAAAAATAGGAGCTTATGTCATTGATGAAAAGGGCAATGCCGTGCCAGACCCGGATGATGAGGCAATGGCACAAAGACACGGCATTAAAAAAACAGTCAAGAAAGACAAAGATAAAATAAAGGAGGAGGTGGAAAATGCCACTGGTAAGTAGAGCACTAATTCTTGCAAAAATTGAAACAACCTATGGGGTAGATTCTAACCCTGTTCCTGACAGTGATGCGCTGCTAACCACAAAACCAGAAATAGAAGTTGTCGGTGCGACAAAGCCGAGAGATGTAGTGTTGCCGTATTACGGAAAAATTGCAGGCATCAATGTTGGCGAATCTCTCAAAATTTCTTTTTCAGTCGAGGCAAGAGGTTCAGGCACAGCAGATGTTGCACCACGAATCGGACAGCTGCTCAGAGCATGCAATTTCACGCAAACTGTGACTCCAGGAACGCAGGTAGATTACGACCCAAACTCAGCACAAGATGGTGAATCAGTAACAATATATTTTTATAGAGATGGCATTCTGCACAAAATGCTGGGATGTGTTGGAACATTCAAAATTACATGTAAAGCCCTTGAGCCTGTTAAGTTTGATTTTGAGTTTTTTGGTCTCTACGCTGGAACACATGTATCTTCAGAAACATTCCCGACAGGTATCAGCTACGATGCTCCTTCAGTAATTCCGCCGGTATTCAGAAACGCAGCGTTCAATTTGTGGAGCATAGGTGCGGGCAATGCTGTTATCGAAAGCTTCAGCGTTGACATCGCAAATACCATTAATAAACGGTCTGATGCAAATGCAGCAACAGGCATCAGAAGATGGTTTGTCTCGGGCAGAGAGGTAAAAGGTGAATGCGACCCTGAAG